TGATATACTGTTTTCTAATGCTTGTCTAGTAAATGGAAACTGTAATGAATCAGACACTCTTAAAGCTATATTTTCACATGTTCTTGAGGTGAGATAAAGCATACCCTGCAACAAGTGTCTAGTTGCGGTATTTGAATTAGCAGCAGCTAACTTTTGTAAACCAACTAAGGCATTTTTATCTGGAGTAGACCCATCTCTTGCTTCATTAAGTCCGGTAACATCTCTTATCATTTGTAAATAATACTGATAAGTCTGTATTAAGCTTTGTATTTTAGCACCTCCAGATCCACTTTGTAATTCTTGTATTGGAACTTTACCTCTATTAGGATCTCCGTCTTGAGTTAAAGATCTACCAACTATAGAACCTGTTTGAAAATACATATTTAAAGCTTCAGCAGGGTTATAATTAGTACCATTACCTAAATCAACCTCTGCTAAACCATCCATGTCTAAATATATACCATCTGGAACAACTCTAGACAAAACTTGTTGTATTTTTAAATGAGTTAGCTGTATCATATCAGCAAAACCTGTTACTCTATTAACTAGTGAATCTATACGTCCTTTATACATTCTTGGAGCACATATGTTATAATTCATTTTAACTCTAGTTGTATCAGCATTTGGTCTAGTCATGTTTTCAGCTAAGTTCCACTTTAACATCATTGGATGTCCAAGTATCTTAGCTCCACTATATAATGTTTCTATAGTTCTAGACACTCTTTCAAAATTATCATTAACTGGAGGATTGAAAGTGTCAGGCTTTTCCAAAGCTTTTTCAAGGCCAGTATTAGTTTCTTTAATTTTAAATACTTGATCTGAATAACTTTTATACTCAAAGTACAAAACTTGAACTGTTAAGTCATCATTTCTACCATTCCAATTTCTTAAATATTCTTGATTACCTGGGTACTTCTGTATAGTTTCCATTTCTTGATCTGTCAAGTGTGGAAATTGCATTTTTAAATCTGATAAAGAAACTGATTTAACTTCTCCAACGTAGTATAAATCTTCAAAATTAGGATCTTCTGTATATGAGTAAACTAAAGCAGCTGGGTCTACATATTCTACTTTAACACCTTCAGCCCCATTCCAGTTTGTTTTAACAGCTCCTATACCTAATATTGTTAGATCTTGACAAATTCTACGCCTGGTTAAGTCATACTTATTTCTATCTAAAACATCAGTTATAACTTCTTCTTCAGCTATTTCCACTGACTGCTTGTAGTCTAATTGCAAATGTAATTTTAATTCTTCTTCCGTTTCTAAACCTAATTCTTTAAACTGCTTAGAAGCAACATCGACACCTATAGTAGATTTAATTTGTTCAGCAAGATCTCTTTCTCTAACATCCCTCATTAGCGCTTTAGCATACTCAGTTCTTTTCTTAGTTGAAAAAGGGTCTACAGCATAGGCTTTTATTTCATAATTTCTTTGCGACATACCATTTACAACTATATCTACAAATTTAGATATAACAGGAACTGGCTTCCAGTCTAGATTTAAATATGATAAATCACCATTTATAGCTAATTCATCTTTGTACTTTTGTACAGGTTGTTCTCCTCTGGCATATAGTCTTAAATAGTGGTAATTATTATAATTAGTAGCATATCCAGCACCATTATTACCACGGCCACTATTTCTAAACCATTCACCTTCTATAGCTCTACCTACAGCAAGCCCGTAATCTAAAGTGGCTTTTTCTTGATCAGGAACTATCTGATCTGGAAAAGAACTATTATTAGTAGTATAAATCATCTATTTATTTTATTATTTTTGAAGTTACCCCATCGTTGTTGTATCTTTTTATTCCTAAACTAATAGGTTGGTATTTTTTTTCAGGATTAGGTCTGTATCTATTTTTATTACAGGCCATAATAGCTAAACCAGAACTTATAGTAGCATCATGTTTAGTTCTATTATTAATGTTAAACTTACCCCAATCTTCTAAAGTTTTTTGAAAATACATATCTCCATATCCATTTTCAATAGCACCTACATAGTCTTCAATATAAGATTCAATTGCAGCAGCGTGTGCCTGTTTAATGTCTTCGCTTGAATTAGGTATTCCACCTATTTCTTTTTCAGTAGTTGAAAGTTTATTCCAAACTTTGTCAGGTCTATTAATTGAAAAACCTCTATAACCTCTTCTTTTAAAATAATACAACAATCTAGGTTTATTGTTTTCTGCAAGTATAGGCATACCATAAAAAACACAAGCCATTAATATATCTTCAAAAAATATTTCAGCTGTTTGTGGTCTTGATATATATTCTAAAAAAAAGTGATTAGGCGGTGCATCTTCCATTGAAAACTTTGTAAGTCCATGTAAAGCTCCATTAGAACCTTTACCATCAACAGTGCCACTAATGTCGTAACTATCACAGCCAAAAGCTCCAATATGTTCATTACCAGGATGTCTTACTCCATTTCTTATAATCACTCGATTTTGAAGGTTTTTAGGAGGTACCCAACTAATGTTAAACCTACCGTCTTTATTTGGCATAAATAATACTTTAGTATCTTTAATGCCATTTTCCCATTGAAAACTACCTAACGTAGTTGATGTTTTATTATTTACCTCTTCGTTATAATCTATTTGTTGGTATATTTTTGTAAGATTAAAAAGACTTTGTTTAGATTCATCTCTAAATGCATGCTGCTCTGTTCTTGGAAATTGCCTATAATATTCATTTAAACTGTCTTGATCAGATTTTAAACCTTCTACTTCGTTTTCCCAATGCTCAATAACTCCCGTTGTAATTTCGTAACCATCAATTCCTTTGATTGTATCTTTAACTCTAACGAAGACAGGTAATCCATAAGTATCGATGAATCCTTCGTAGTTCCACTCCATAGGTATGAACAAGCTATAGAGTCCAGAAGATGTTTGTCCGTTTCTATTTCTTTTAGTAACGTCTGAATTATAGTATAATTTCTTAAAGTTATCTCCACCTTTATCTAAAGCATTTGATGTTGAGCCCATCATACATTTACCTACAATTCTAGAACCAAGACGTAGTGTAGTTTTCGTAACTCTCCAGTTATTTAATATATTGTCAGGTCTTTCCCATTTACCACTTTCATCGTGAGCTAACAGTTTTAGCTTTTCACCATCATAAGAGTTATCACCTGTGTTTTTCCAGTCAATAGTTGTATCAAGTCCGTCTATTTCTCTAAGTTGTTCATTCGACTCAAGCTTTCTTCTAGTAAGCTTTGAGGCTGGTACTCTATAAGCCAGTTCAGTTTTTGGCCGGTCCATACCATCTTGAATGGGTTTAAAAAAGAACGGGTAGTTAACTGATATGGGTACAACTTTATCCGTGAACATTTTCTTGGCATCTGCTCCAGACTTGGAAAGTATTCCGAATCTAGCATCGGAAGATATTGTAGCTTGATTGACAAGTTCCGCGCTTGACATAAAACTGAATCCAGATCGTCTGTTTTTAAGATAGCACATTCCGTAGCATCTTGTGTCTGCTTTACATGCTTCCCAAAATATAAAGAAGAGTCTGTTTGCTTCTCTAAAATCTGGCGCTCCAACATCAATTTTTGACCATTGCAAGTACATGTAATGAGTACCAGTAATGTAAGTATTAATACCATTGTTATAAAAGTAAAATCCTTTTTCTCGTCTAGTAAATTCATTGTCTATATAGTCGTACCATTTTTCTTTAAAATCTGTAGGATATTCCTCCCAATCAAATCTTGTTTTTATTCTTTGTAATTCTTTTGGATATTCAAATTTTTCCCAATATTGTTCCGCTTGTTTTTTGCTTCGTTTAAACGATTTATCTGCTGTTGGTAAAGCAATCCTGAGATTTTGTATTTCAATGATTTGTCCAATTGTTCCAGTTTTACTTATTACTATAAAATCATAATCAGAGTTATAGCCATACTCCCATTTTTTTAATCTGTTGTTTTTAGCTAGTATTTTAGGATTTACAACGTCTTTAATTTCTTTCCAAAGAGTTTGCTTGTAACTCACTTACTTCTCCCTTCCGCAAAACCTTTAAATGTTTTTTCAACTTTATTTTTAGGCTTTTCACTTAATAATTCTTCTTCTGTCTGTATCTTAGTTAGTATTTCAAAAGCATCCATTATAGCTAGTTTTTTAGTAGCGGCAGC